ATTCCCATGTCTGGTGAATACCATCCATGCTCTTGTGCTTTTCTTGCAGCACCAGCGATTCTTCCACCGCCTTTTGCTCCAACAAATCTTTTAATTTTTTTAGAAGTTTTTCCAGATAATTCTGGTTTTGAAATATTTATTTTTTTACCCCAAAAACCTTTTCCAGAAATTAAAGGTTTTTTCTCTTTTTCACCTTTAACTCTTGTATTGTATTTTTTACCTTTGTAAGTAAATTCTTTTTTACCAGATTTTTTAGCTGCAGAAAATGCTGAACCAAATGAACTTAGTTTAGTTCCAGTAGTAGATTCATATTTATCGCCTTCTTTTCTAACTCTTTTAGCACCAGTTTTTTTATCAATTCTTTTGTTAAAATCTTTTGCTTTTTTAGCTTCTTTTTTAGTTGTAGTAGCGTATTCTAATTTACCTTTTTTAGTATCATCTCTAGTTGATTTAAATTTTGATTTCCCTTCTGACCTAGCTTTTGTAAATTGTTCGCCGAAAGTTGGCATCCATTTTTTTCTTAATGACCCAATTGCTTTTTTAATTTTACCTGGAGATTTTTTAGATGATTTTCCTAGTGCTGGCATAATTAACTCCTTTTCTTATTTATTTTGTCCATAGCTTTTGTAATCTGTTTTTTCCATTTTTTATGAACGGGTTTATCATGCTTATCTGCTATTTTAACAATAGCATCAGTTAATTTTCCATGTCCAAAAAATTTTTCTGTGTCTCTTCTATTTTGATGTACTTTATGTGGGCCGGGTTTATTCCATCCGCCACCACCTGGTGCTTTAAATTTTTTGTATTTTTTTACTTTTCCACCTTTCTCATACCCTTTTTTTAATTCGCTTATGACTCTGCTTTTTTCTGCTCTTCTATTTCGATTAGGTCTTTCAGCATCGATTCTTCCGACTTCTTCTAGAAGATTCATTCTTCCAGTGTTTACTCGTCCACCTTTTTTATACCCTTTAGGTGATACTTGTTTATTGTATAATCTGTTTGCCATAATGCTCCTTTTATATAAGTTTTAATAACCTGTGTCTAGTTTATTTATTAACTTCATAATGAATTTTACCACAGTCTATACATTGAGACATGCTGTGAACATCCTTCATATCTATGCATTTATGTGAGGAAACTAATCCCTTAATATAAGCTATTATTCTTTTAATCATTTTTTTGCCCCTCCATTTCTGAAAATTTGCGTACCCTTTATACCATATATCGACGCAACTACAAGAATCCATAAATTTGTGAACCAACTAGGTAATTGGGAGAACATCTCGAAAAACAATTTTACCTTGTCCATCGCTGTCGGATCGTCCGATACGACTGCCCAGGCCAAAATCATCACGGGCGTTGAGAGAATTATCAAAACTGCCTCGTCCTTCCAGTCTGATTGTCTAGCTTCTAAAAGTTTTCCTTGGTAAGCTTCCTCTCCAGAGGCCATACGAGAGGCGTGCATAAGCTGTGCATCTGACATAGCCATCTTCGTTTTCTGCTTATTAGCATAAATTTTACTTCCAGCAGAAACGGCTAATTTAATTGCCGATAACCACATGTTAGTACCAAGTTGCTATTTTACTTTTAGTAGAAAGCATACGTCTTGTGCCTTTAACTTTTACTTTATCCCCTGTTGGAATATAGTTTTTAGCATTAACGTCAACTTCAGTAGCAGCTCTTGAGTCAAGTTTTACATTTTGACTTGGAACTTCTATTTTAACGCCACCTTTTTGATAGCCGTCTTTTCCTACACCTAACTCTTTTGACATAGTTTCTCCTTAAATGAATCTGACTAAGCCACCACTTGCGTGTTTAGCTCTAGCCATTTTTTTGAAAGTCTTTGCAAGGTTATATCTTTTAGAACCCGGTTTGCAAGATGCACTTCCAAATTTTTTACCAGTACAAACTCCTTTTGTACCTCTTTTCTTAATTGATTTGTTTACTCCTTGAATCCAATTCTTATCTGCTTTTCCACCTTTAGCTTTTTTATCTCTTTTGTTTTTATTTAATAACCACCAGCTATGAGTTCCTGGTTGATCAACAGAATCTTTAGCTCTTCCACCTTTTTTATAAGAGGTGTCTGCACCCATTTCTTTTTGCAATTGTCTTTTTTCTCGTTGTAAATTTCTGCTTTGCTTTGAAGATTTTTTTCTTTCAGTTTGTCTTAACTTACCAATAGAACCACCTTCAGCTTTTTTATCTCTAAATTTTCCTTTAATTTTTTTACCTAATTCCCCTGCGTGATAACCCCAAGTTTGAGGATATAGATACGATACATTTTTTAAAACTTTTTTAGCTTTTCCTATACTCTTAGCTTGTGCTTCTTTATTTTTTTTTCTAGCACTTTCACTAGCTATTCCACCTTTAGCTTTTTTAGTTCTCTCAGCAGCCTTCTTAGCACCTGGCCAATCTTTAGCTTTGCCTTTCCATAGAATAATTCTTTTGATTTTAGGTTTCTTAGAACCTACTTTTCCGCCTGAAGCGAATGGTACTCTAGCTGTTGAATCGTAACTTGGCATAATGCTCCTTTTATATACTATCTTCGAGGACCTTTCAAGATCCTTACATCTCTTTGTTTGAATCTATCATTTTCTATCTTCGCGTCAATACCCATTTGAGTTTTTTCTAAAGAAGTATCGGCTCTTAGATGAGCTAATTCTTCATTCTGTTCTAGTTTATCTTGTTGATTACCTTGATTCATCATAGTTTTCATACGATCTAGGTTAATCTTTTCTTGACCTTCTTCTCGTTTTCTCTCATCATCCATTGCTCTAAGGTCTAATTCTCTTGCTCTTAATTTAGCAATTGGATCATTACCGAATTCACCCATGATTTTTCTCTCCTCTTTTAGGAATTCTTCCATCATCTCAGCTTCTAGTTTAGCTTTTCTTGCTTCAACTTTAATACTGAATTGTTGTAAGACTTGTTGTAATTGTGGGTTCTGTTGAACAGCTGCAGGATTCTGTTGTATTTCCTGGAACCTAACAAACTCATCTCTAAATTCTAATTCAACTTGTTCTTGAGCCATCAAATTAATATGTTCAAAAATATTCTTTTCCAAAGCACCAAGGATCATGGGATTGTTTCTTGCCATGTTCGTTCCCATGAATGCTAAGTGACAATCAATGTGAGCTCTATGGTCTTGTTTTGGAAAAGCTTGAAAAGGTTTACCCGCTAAAGCCATCATGTTTTCTGTAACAGGATCTGTTGGTACAGGTGGCTGTGGGGGTGGTAATATTAAATTAATATCTTTAACACCAATCGCTTGATACATATGTTTATACGCTTCGTATAAGTTATGCATTCCAGGGTTTGATTGTGCTAATTGTAATTCTGTTTGAGCAACACTAATTCTTTGAGTTTGAGAAAAGATATTAGGATCAGCAACCGGGATAATATCAATCTTATCATCGAAGTCTTGAATCTTAACTGTTCTTTGTGCACCGACTACATCGTAAGGATATTCTTCTGGTAAGTAAGTTTTAAAAATATGTGCAAGTAATTTGAATTCTTGTTTTAATCCAACGTATAATCTTTTATGAATAGCTGACATTACACGAGAACCTCTTTCTAAAAGAGCAACCGTTGTACCAACTGCAGCCTGTTGATTACCATCACCCACAGCCATATCAGCAATAGATGCAAATCTTTGTCCTGCTTGGACAACTATTCCCATTAGTTGTAATAATGTTGCCGATGGTTCTTTGAAAGGTAGAGGCATAAATGCATCTCTAATGTTTCCACCTGGAGCATCGACATCTCTAAATTCTCCTGGTTGTATGGATTGTGCTTGATCTTGTACACGAATCCCTCTTTGTTTAAACCCGGCGGGTAGATTGGATAACGTACCCGCATCAAGTAATTGGCGTAGCGCAGTTGTCGCTGTTCGAGAGAGGCCACCAATCATATGGATCAAACCAAAACCGTAAAACCCAAGTCCTGGAAGAAATTTGAAATGGACAAAATATTGGATTTTTAGTTTTAGTGGATCGTCTGCTTTGAAGTTTCTTTTAATAGATAAAACTTTTCTTGAACCTTCATCGATTGTTACAATGTAAGGTAATTTAATTCCTGTCATATCGCCTGTGTCATCTTTATCTTCAAACCCTTCAAGGTCAAGATTGACATGGCATTCAACTAATCTAAATACATCTTCGTTTCTACCTGATCTACGAACTCCTTCTAATTCTCTTTCTTTTTTCTCAACCGGAGTTTCTGTATCGTAACCTGGTTTAATATCGATATCTAAATAAAATCCTGAAAGCTGTTGCTTTCTTAAATCATTTTCTGACATCTTAACCGTATGCATTACTGCTTCTGCATCTTCTAAAGATGTTGCTGTGTAAGGTACAATTAAATCATCAGCGGGTACAAATTTAGAAACCGCTCTGCTTAAAATTTCGTCATAATAGACTTTCTTAAAAGCAGAGCCGGCAAGAGGGAGGTAAAAGAGCATTTGATCAAAATCAGGTTCGTACTCGGACATCTTATCCATCAATTGATAATTCATAAAATCTCTAACCCGAGTTGCTTGTTCCTGTTTCTGTTGGTTAATGTTTCCTAGAATCTGAGTTCTGACAGGACCATCTGCGGGTAATAATTCTTTGTACGCACCTGCTTGAAACTGAGTTACAGCTTCAGCGAGGACAGGATGCGTAGCGCCCGAAGCACCTTCAAAAGGTTGCGACGGGTTAGTGTATTTGAAACCTAAAAGATCTAGACCTTTAGTGTAAGTTTGTTCCCACTCTGATCTAGAATTTTTATATTCTGTATAATCTCCAAAGAGATCGCCGCCGATTTTATCTAAAACATCGTCGGGTAATAATTCTGCTAAGTTAGTGTAATGATCTTCCGTACCTTCTTGGTTCACGGCCCCTGGTTCAAAATTAATATCAACAGAACCGTCTTCCTGTTCAACAACTTCAGGTTCACCAGGCGCTGATTCTTTAATCGTTTCTTGTGCTTCTACGATCTCTTCTTCAGGCGGTATAGTTACGGTTTGTTCGACGTTCGGCAATGCCTTGTCGATGTTGTCTTGATCTGCCATTTAATTTCTCCAGTTTGATTGTTTTAACTTGTTTTGAAGGAATATTCAACCCTTGTGGGTCAGGTCCTCTTAATGGTGGAATTGTTAAGGTTAATCGTTTAACCATAATATATCCTTGATCCCCGGACCGTGACTTCTTTTGCATCCTCCGGGTGTCTTAAGAATCCTCCTTGCCTCAATCTCATTACTGCTTGAGTCATCGAGTCAACGTAGTCATCGTTATCTCCATTCGGGAACGCTGCACATTCCTCGATAACTTCCTGTGCATATTGTTTATGCATAGGAGCCCACACTCTACCACTTTCAAAAAAAGGTGCAACTGAATTAACTCTAACGTGTTTATCGTTACCTCTTGAAGGAGTGAAATTGACTACTGGAATTTCCATGTTTCTTAATTCGTGAGTCAATGGAATCCCTGAAGCTTTCGCCTCGATTAAAACCATATCAGGTCGCCAAAAGAGATATGATTCATGAGCCGCGCGTCGAAGCTCGGGGAACTCGAACCGGTCTTTCTCAGCATCTAACAGGATTATATGAATCCCGCCGTCATCATCACGGAACACGCCCCAGGTAGTAATAGCTGAATAGTCGGCAGATTCCTTTTTCAAGAAAGCTGTATCATAAGATTGTATAATGTAATCCACTCTAGGAGGGTTATCATCTGGCCAATCTCTCCACCACTCTCGTTTAATAATTGCTCCTTCGTCCGCTGTCGGTTGTTGCATAAACTGAGCATTCCATTTCTTAACGGGTAAAGATGCTTTCTGAGTTTCTAATTCATCTATATTCCAATACTCTGGCCATACAGGTTTTCCATTTGGCATGATTGCTGGGAACTCAATAACTTCCCATTGATCACCTTTAACTTCTTTTTGAGATTGTATAAGTCTCCCTGTTAAATCTTTAGTAGCCCAACGAGTCATTACAACTACAATGGAACCTCCTGGTTGAAGACGCTGTCTAGGTCCTGAAGTATACCACTCAAAAGCTTTATCAAAACCTTCTTTACTTAATGCATCTTGTTCCTTGTGTGGGTCATCAATGATCAATAGAT